CTACGCTCCCATGAACCTGGCCCGTCGAATACTGCGCTGCAGCGGTAGGGCGTACCCGATTAGGCAAAACTGGTCTAGGGCAAACAGGACCACCGATTCTAGATGCGATCCCGACGCAATCTGCTGTTCTTTCTGCCACGGAGTGGTGTAATCGCTAATACCCACCAGGTGGCCGCTTTGGGAAGGCGGGAAGCCGCGCAGCCCCGGCAATTGAATCGACTGCGTGGCCAGGTCTAGGTCCCGCTCCGCGGTGTATGTGAAGTTCTCCGTCTTCAGGCAGTTCAGATTCGCGGGCGTCCAGTCATCGCCGGGGAAATTGATAAGTTGATTGAGCGCCGTATCGTTCACGTCCGTCGGATACAGCACTTCGAATCGCGCGTTCGGGAAGGACGAGCGCACAAAATCTCGGATCGCCTGAGTAAACGCTCCGATCAAGCCTGGCAGGAAGGTGCACTCTTCTGCCAACGGTCCTGGATCGGCATATTGGTTCGGAATGATTGCCATGGGTCGCCCATAAGCGGTCTCGAAGGCTGTGGTGGTGCAGGCGTCGTAGAGCGGCAAGCCCGGTTCCGTGACGACGGTTGCCGTGGGACCGGGGAAATACCACCACTCGACCTCGCCGAATTGCAGGTAGGGAACCAAGCCGGCGCCTGCCATCACGCCCGCCATGTCTGTGTGAACCTGTTGCCAGAAAGCCGTACTCTCCGGCCCAAAGTTCGTCTGCAGAGCCGGCGTCATCAGCCAGGCTGGATCGCCGTTCGGATACCTTTGTGCGATCCCCGTGGCCGGACTGTCGTCGCCATTTTGCAGTTCCATGCTGAACGATGCCGTCGCGTCGATCCCGTAACCCTTCAACGCCGCAAAGAAGCTGCCGCTCCAGTCGCGGGCTGCGCGGTTGATCCGCGGCATCGAGGTGAGGTCCGTGCGCCAGAAATTCTGATTGGGGTCCGCGCAAGTGCCGTCAATTCCCCCGGCAAGCGCCGGCAAGGTCGTCTGCGCTGTAAGCGGTGTGCTGTTGTTCGCGGAATTCACCGTCGTTGCGGAGACGCTGAGGCCATTCCCTCCCGTTCCCATCGTGCGTGCGGTAACCGTGAGCGTCGCGCCCGCGGCCTGTGCCCACACGCTGTTCGAACCGGCATTGATCAACAGCGCGAAGCACGTTGCCACGCTTTCGGCGGTGTCGCCGATCAGGTTCACATGCTGCATCAGGGTCCCACCCAGGGTGACGCTGGTAATCTGGCCGAATTCCGGATTCCCTGCGAACGTGATGGCCGCCGAGGCGTATTGTTGGCCAGGCCGGCAAAGTTCATAGAACCAAAGCGCCCCCACATAGTGGTTGGCCCTGCCGCGGAATCCTAGTTTCTGAATCAGCCACGCCGTCCTCTCCGGCGCCAGGGCGATCGAATGGTTCGTATCCCAGTCGGTTGCCAGGGTGATCGCCGGCATCGCCGCGAACTCCGGCAATTCGTTTGTGGGAACCGCGATCTCCAGAAAATCGAAATAGAAGTAAGTTCCGGCGGCGCCGTCGTGAGTGATCCCGACGTTGTGTGATACCCCTCCGGCGAATTGACCCAACGGCACCCGAATCAGAACATCCTCGCTCGGTAACGCCAGGTTGACAGGTACAGCCGTATTCCCATCCACTTGGACCGAAACCTGCCCACCCCCGCCGGTATACCGCGTTCCCAGGTACAGGGAATGGTCCATGCCAGCCGTGTAGCAACACCGGAGCGAAGATCCGGGCGTGGTTGTCCAGTGAATCAAACCGCCCGAATAGTTGCCTATGCCATCGCTCCACTGGCTTGGTGGCGAATACGCGATCGCGGTAGAGTCGTCTTCGATCCGTCGGCTCCCGGGTCCTGCCACCTGGTACAGCAGGTTGCTCCCCGTCACCGACCAATTGGTCACCACCACCGAGAATTCAATCCGCTGGAAGTCGCCGGGCTGTAGATCCGCCGCCCACGTCCAGCGCATCTTTCGCACGCTGGACGAGGGGACCGGAACCAGCGTGGTGCGATCCGGGTCGATATAACCCTGGAGTGCGCTGAAATTGAGGTTCACTTGCCACTGGCTCGGTGAGGTCCCGCCGCTGAATAAGGCCCAAATCGGCGACCACGTTTCCGTTGCCGCCCCGTGTACCGTCCCGTAGACTCCGATGCGATTGGCATTTGCACCCAGGCCCGCCGTGTATGCCAGGGTGATTTGCGTCCCGTCTGCCGACGCGCTCACGGTGCCGTCACCGAACTCGTTGATAGCTCCGGACAAGGCTGTGGCCGCGCTCTCCAGCGTGTCGCTTCCGGTCAGCAGGTAGTTGAAATGTTGATCCAGCCACGCCAGTTCGATGTAGTCGCCCCCCGTGGCCGCCCCCTGCAACTCGAACGTCACGGCGGCGGAAGCGTATGCTCCACCGCTCGGTGTCGAGTATCCCAGCCGCGAGTCGTTGAGCGGCACGTCATACAGGTTCTCCACGCCGCCGTCTTCCGCCCAGATCCGCAGGTACGGCCATTCCACCGTCGGGTAGAGCGTGGACTCCATCGGAATACAGTTAGTACGAACCTCCTGGTAGCTGAGTTGCACTCCGCTCAAGTCGCCGTCGGGCAGGTTGCGCAGGGTGGGATGTTCGAACACGTTGTCGCGGTTCCACTCTACTACCACCCAATCGAACTGTTCCCTCCAGGATCCCGAAACCGTGAATCCGTTGGCACTCGTCTGGCTGAGCGCCGCCGCGGCCGACGGTTGCTGAAAATAGCATTGCAGGTCCCGATCCGGCCGCAGTTTGCTAAGTTGCTCTCCCATTAGAGTCGGATAATCACCGTGAGGTCTGCCCCGGGAGCGGTCTGGCCTACCGACAGCACCGCCACTGTCAACTGCCCCATCTCCGGCAGTGGCGGCAGTGTGCTGCCGAGGATGCTGCTCGAAGAGATCGTTCCGGGTCCGAAAGTCACTGTGCCATACAACGCGCCGTTGAGGTTGATTTGCACCTGCACTTGAGCGTCGGCCGCCGTCCCTAAAACGGCAAACACGTCCCGCACCGAGTGGGCCGTCTCCACCACCAGCGGCGGCGCTACCGATTGCTCCACCGCCAGGAACCCATCCACTTGAATTGCATACTGCCCCCCCGAAAGAGTGCGCAGGCCACTGTCGACGTTGTGCGTCATATTTATGCCTGCCACCGGACTGTTCCCCATTTCGTTCGTCACGAACAGTTCGGCGCTGCCCACGCGGACGTCCGGCAGGAAAATCGGATAGCTCCAACTCCCGCTGTAAGGGCTGCCGAAGAACCCGCTGGGAAATGGCACGATCGTGGTCTGGTTCGCCAGGTGGTACACCGGCGTCGCAGCCGCGTGACTTGCCGCCGTGCTGCCATTCACGCCCCGCGCTACGCTGTACTGCGCGCCGCTGTTGGTTACCGCCGACACACTAAGAATCTCGCCATCGATTTCGAGGACGCTTCCCACCTGCCCCGGGCCCGCGGCATTCAGCGTGAGGGTCTGATCGCCCGCCGTCATGGCGCTTGCCAGCAGAGTCGTCGGTGTTCCCAGCAGCTCGTTCCAATAATGCAGGGTAAGTGTGCCCGACGAGACGGAATTCGTGTTCGTCAGGTCTGTGAACGAGACGCCGCTCAACACCACCGTGCCGCCGCCGACCCCCGGCCCCAGCCCGAAGAACGGTTGCGGCGGCACTTGTGTGTCCGCCCCACCCGATCCCCCGATCGTCCATCGCGTCACCGTCGAAAGCTCCGGTGAACATTCGACGTTATTGACGTTGGCCGCGCGGCCGGTAATCTGCACAGCCTCGCCCGCCCGGTTTGGAATCGCAAACTGCACCGGGCTGCTCTCCGTGACGGCGCCGAAGTGCCAGCCTGCTTCGGCAACCGTGAAGAAACTCGCCGCGTCCGGTTCCACCACCCACGTCGAAACCGTTATTGTGGTCGCATCGTTGGACAGAATACTCTGTTCCTGGCCGGCTCCTGTGCCGCGCGTAATCCGCAGCGTCAGGCCCTCGTAACCGTTCACTGCCATCTGCAATGTTCCATTTCCGACCATTGTAGGTGAGTGCGTTGTGACGCCGACCTCCGGCTGCAGCTCCTGTCGCCAATAGAAATTGGCATGGTCGAAATTCGGATCCGCCGGCGGGATCACTTGGTTCGCCAGTCCCGCATCCGTGAAACTGGCCGCGACCGCCTGATTGGACGCAACTCGCAACAGCAGCGCCGGCGAGCTTCCACGATATATGTTGAATCCGGTGGTTCCTGCCGCAAAGCTTAGCCCCGTCAACGTTACGGTGCTTCCGTCGCTTTCAACGGATGCTCTCACCGTGAAGGAGAGCGCGCTTTCATCCCCGGCGCTGTTTTTCGCGGAAACGGCGTAGTAAAGTATCTGGCCGCCCGTGATAGTGCCGCCCGTCCCGATCGTCGGAGACACGCTCACCAGCGGAATGCCGGGGCCGCCGCTCGTAACTTTCGCCGGTGGAATGTAACTCACCGTCACGCTGGTCTCGATCGTGCCGTCGCTGTTGCTAGCGGCAGTCTCGACTATTCCAAATTGGATGTTTCCGTTTGCGTCGGTCACGCTTCCCATCAGCGGACTCGGCAGTCCCACCCCGGAATTGTTTCGAGTCACGACACCCGTGGGCGATGTTACCTGTCCGTTGGTGTCGGCGTACCACGCATCGTCGTGGATCTGGGCTGTGATCGTCGCCGTTCTGTAGTTAGTTGCCGGTGAGATCTTCAGCACTCGAAATGCCTGCCGGGTAAAGCCCTCTTTCAGGTAAGTCACCGTGATGATGTCGCCCGGCGACACGCCGAAGGCTTGCACACTGGTCTGGAATTGGATGTAGGTGTTTCCGAGAATCGACTTATCGAGGTTGAATTTCAGGGTCCGCGCCGCTTGGTCGTACTGCGGCAGCCCCAGCGCCATCAAGGTGGCGGAAGTGATTTGCCCAGTCAGCGCTATGTCGTCCGAGTCCACCATTTCGTAGCTGTCTTGCTGGTAGCCGTTGAGCCCGTCTTGAAACTCCACCGACATGTCGTTCGGCGTGTCGGCGATGCTGCGCGATGTCAGCACCACGCTCGCCGCTCCGTTCGCTGTTCGCAGGATCCCCGAGAACCCGTTGCTGCCATCCCCGAATTCATAACTCGGCCATCCGCCGTTCAGCGTCTCGGTGCTGTTGGACCATGGCTGCTGGGAGGGCCTCTCCAACGCAATTGTGTTTTCGACCTGCGCTCGCAGAACTCCGCCCGGCCCATAGGTCAGGTACATTCGCGCGCAGTTGCGAATGCCCCTGACTACGTCTCCCGCACTCCGCCGGTTCTGCAAAAGCAGATTGCATTGAAACCGCGGCAGCGTGATTGGGTTCCCGTTCGGATCCACCGCCGCGATCGTCTCGTCGCAGTATGCCGCGGCCGCCGCGAAGCTCGTCATGTCGATCTCTGCCGCCGTCCACCCGCTCCTTCGCAACACGTCCAGCAGAATCCACGCCGGATTGCTCGAGAACTGGTCGCTGATATACGTCCCATCCGTTCCGTAGACCGGTACCAGCAAACCCTGCACCAACACTTCCACGCTCGGTAGCGACGTGCCGTTGTTCAACTGATTTGGAACCACCACCGAGAGATATGCCATGCTGCCGTACGGATCGCCCGCTGGCGCTCCGCTGGCATTCGTGAAGTTGGGGTCGAACGCGCCGTCCCGCGTCCCTAGTGTTTCAACGTTGTACCAACCCGTGCCGGTCATGTTGGTGCCGGTTACCCCCAGCGGGATTTGTACGTCGTTCACCAGAACTGTCAGCACGCCCTGGATCTGGCCGATACCCAGCAGCACCTCCATCCGCGTCAGGTTGCCGTCGTTGCGCGCAAACACTACCTTGGGCGACTGCCAAACGGTGCCGTAAATCATCGGCACATAGTCGTTGTAGAGCGCTTGGTTCACCGAAACCGCCGCCGTGGACGAGCTCTTTCCGTAGGCGCGGACCATGATTGCCGGCGGCACGAACTCCAATCCGCCGAAGCGGGCGAGCATACCCCGCGCCTGGCAATCGGTGCGCACATACCCACACGAAGTAAATGGCGCTATTCCGTTCAGATTCCCCGTTCCGCCGGAAAGTCCGGCTGAATATCCGCATCGGTAATACCGGGAGTACTTGCCGTTGACTCCGCCGTTCACCGCTTCCGCCATCTGGGCTGCCGTGGTCGGAAACTGCCACGGGCACTGCCGCTCGATGCGTACCTGGGGCAGAAACACCCTCTGCAGGCTCATGCGATTGAGGGCCGTCAGGCGAAACGTGGATTCGTCGCTCCGGTCCGGTGGATTGCACACTCCCTGGAACACCACCGTGGTGTCCGTCAGAGGTACGTTGTTCCGCAGATCGTAGAACAGTACGCTCGCCGTGAGTTGCGCACCCTTCCAGCCTACCGAGCGTTCCACCTCCGAAAAGTGCGAGTCGGCGTTGGCCAGCAGAATCGAGATCTGCGGGCTGCCGTCGATTCCCTGGTCGGAAGCCGTCTGGATATCGAAAGCGCTGTGCTGCATCACGCGCGCCGCGTACGCATTCCCGCCCGCCGTCACACCATGCGTGCACCAGTGTTCCACCTCCCCGCTGGACAACACGCAGTCGAATATGATCAGCGGCGTATCCGTCACCGGCTGCCCTTTCAGATCAGAGATGGCTTGCATGGAAAATGTTCACCGTCGCCGAATGGCGATTCACGTCCATCGTCGTAAAGCAGAGCGCGTCGTCGCGCAGCCGTGCGTTCTCGTAACAGCCGCCGCTCGTGCTTGCCATGTAAAGGGAAGGAACGGCCTGTGGCTCCACCTGCAAGCCGTACACCTCGATCGCTGAGCCTGGCCCCACCTCTACTCCGAAAGTGACCGACGACGCTGAGGCATCCGCGGTTCCCGTACACACCATCCTTCCCCAGTTCGCGCCGGCGATCTGCGGGTAGCGATTGCTCCCGATGACTAACGTCACCGTCGCCGGAGTCGCCGACTTTGCATATACGCTGAAACAGTACACATACCCGCCAGGCGCCGCCACCGTTTGCGATAAGTCTTGCGCTGCCGTCCCGGAGTTCACTATGTTCCAGGCATTGGTCCCGCCCGCCGGGTCCGCCATTCCTCCGGTGTTGGCGAGGAACGGTCCGCTATCCCAAACCGCGTTGCTCAGGTCGTTGCTCCACGCCAGCAGGTTCCCCATCGGATCCAGAAACGTGAAGTTATTGAGCGTACCCTCGGCGGCGGAGAAAAACTGCTGTAAAGCCGTTAATTCGGCGTCGCTCAGCGCAACGTAGTTCAGTTGCCACTCTACCGTTTCCGCCCCCGGATCTCCCCCTTTGATGGCCGTACCGTCCGCCGCTGTGTTGACTAACGTTCGCAGTGTGTGGCGCCGTTGGACCGGAAACTGGCTCATTGCTCCGGTGGCAAGTTGTGGATATACCAGCATTGGTTAACTCCGGTTTTCTATTACCGTCAGCGACGTCTTACCGCTCATCTCCGCCAGCGAGCTCAAGGACAGTTCATCGCTGGCGAGGCTGCAGCTCGCATACTGGGTTCCGTCCCAGGGGTCCGTGAACGCAAAGCTTCCCAGCCTTCCCTGATTGTTCTGAAAGAACTGTTCGAACGCCGCCATCTCGCTCTCGTCCAATTCGGTCAAGTTGATTACCCATTGGTGCAGGGGGCCGGCCGAGTCGCGATACCGTTGCTCGGTTCCGTCCAGGAATCGCATCGTCTGGTTCTGATACCGAAGGGCCTTGGTGGCCGGATACTGCGCTACCGCGCCCGTCTTCAGTTGGGGAAGTGTGGCCATGTCAGAGGTCGCTCACCACGTCATTCAGGGAACTCAGGTTCAACATCGCCGAACGCACCGCCTGCGCGATGTCGCTGCTGTGGTCCATGAACCATTGCGGATCGCCGGGTTGTGGTGTATTCTGCGCCGGCTTGGTCTGCGGCGGCGCGTCCAACTGGCTGGCGCTGGGCGTCGCGACATTCGTCGGCGCCATCGTGCCCAGCAGTGCGTTCGTCTGCGTTGCCGCCCCGGCCCGCGGCATGCCCGATTGGTCGAAGCCGTCTGTTCCGGTGGCCTCGCTGCTGATGTCGCCTTCGAATTGAATGGAGTCCGGCATGGCGTACTTAGTAAGTACGTTTGTCGCGGCCTGGCCTCCCTCGAGAAGCCCGATGATCCCTATGATCATCGGCAGCAGGCCGCCCTCGCTCTCCATTACCGTTTTCGCGACGGCCTCCGCGGTGATGCCGGTGTTGCCCGTGGGGGTGGTGTACGGCACGATTGGGTTGGGGTCCCCTTTCGGCGCCGTGTCGGTGCTTCCCCCGCTGCCCCCGGCCGCCCCCGTAATGCTATAGGCTTCTGCTCCCAGGTTGTCCGCGCTTCCCTGGTTCCTGGCGGCCTCGGCGAAAAGCCGCAGTAGTTGCTCTTGTGTGGTGTCGGACATACTTACGTTTCAAAGGTGGTGAGGACTGCGGCCGACGCCAGGGTCCGGAGCGTTGGCGGCACTCCGGGCGGCGCTGGCTCGCCTGGCTGAAATTCGTTGAGCATGTGGTCGGAGTGCTCCTGGCTGATTTGGTCGCTGCCGATCAGCGCCCATCTCGTGCACCCCGGCCAGTACAGCCTGGCGCACGCCAACTGGTAGCTGAATGACGCTTCCGTGTGGTCGGTGAGCACGAATGCGGGCGCCGTCGTGGCTGGTGTGGCGTCTGCCGGCCTGATGCCGATGTATGCGTGGTCTTCGCTGCTGAGTGCGTGCACGATCGCGCTATTCTCGGTGGGTGTCATTTCTTTTTGGCTCTCTCGGATTTCTTGCCGCGCGTCGGTACCGGCACGGTGAGGGACTTCTGCCGCGCCGCGCCCGTTCCTCCTCCCACGCGGACCTGGTGCGGCGTCTTCGGCGCCTTCGGGCTTTTGAGGGTCATGCCTGCCATCGTTCGCCTCATGGTAGGTCCGGGTTGTCGACGTCTTGGATTCCGGCCGGGATGCCCGCGTCGAACTGCTGGTTCTGCTCGATGCTGTCCTCGAGGGCCTGCGCCTCTTCTTGCGTGTTGAGGGGCTGCGGTAGGAATTGCTTGGGCGTTGCCGGCTTCTGGCGTTTCGGTTGGCGTATCATCGGTTGACTCCTATCAGCCTGTGGCAATAGTCCTAAAGCATCGCTTACTAACGCCCGGCTCTGTAGATTCAGCGCCCCTTACTGAGCCGCGACCGTAAGGGAGCGGATTTGTCACAGGCTGCTATGGCTGGCGCTCTCGGCCGGGCGCTACTCCGGCCGCGGCCGTCGTTACGAAAACGTTCGTTCGCGTCGCGCACCCATAGCTGCTTCGCATTCTGCATCGCTCGCGCGGGTCGCTGGCTGCGCCGGCCTGACTTATACCGTGCGTCAGCTTGACGTTGATGCTCATTTCCCCTTGCTTCGTGGCGTCCGGAACCTGCCCCCCGCGGTCCGCGCCCTGAACTTCATTTGCGCGTCTGCCTGGATCTTGGCGTTGAGCTTCGCTGCCTCCGCATCGTCCGCGCCGCTGCCTTGTGCGGCGTCTTGGTCGAGGGTCTTGGTGGTGGCGTCGGGGCCTGTTATCGTTCCCTGCGCCGGCTGTCTGCCTGCGTTCTTCGTGGCTTCACAGTCTCGTTTGTCTGTCGGCTCGTTGTCTTGCGTTGTGTCGTCCATCGTTCATCTCCCCTGCCAGTTCTTTTTCCAAAATCACGAATGCCTCCGCCTGGCGGGCGCTCAACTCTTCTCCATCCAACGCCCGCAATTGCCGCCGCACCAGGAACTCCTCCACCAGCGAGCGGCTCTCCGCGGTGATATACGGCTTTGGGCATGTGTCGAGGGTGACATTCCTCCGCGCCCAAACTGGCCGCCCTGGTGCGCTGGCATCGGCGGGAAGCCATCCGCAACGCCGCGTTCGTTCCAGACCGGACTTCCGGCAGATGTCGCACTTCCAACCGGCCTGGTTGGAGAATTCGAAGTGGAAGGCGACAATCAGTTTTTTCGTTCTGCCGGGCTCAACCCCGTCTGCGCCCGCACCGCTTCTACCGCCTCGCGGAACAGTTCCTCCGGCCCGGCCTCCGCCAGCGACTCCGGTGTGGCTTCCACTCCATCCAAATCCAGCCCCGAAATCGCCCTCAACCCCCACTTCACGTAAAGACGGTCGATTTCGGCCTGCAGCAGAGCGGCATCCATCTTCTGTCCGGCGTCCGCCCCCGCTCCCAGAAACTCCACCCTTCGGGCCAATTCCCGCACTTGCCGCATCAGCTCCGTCCGTCTTCCGAAGGACATTTTCGCGACCGTGAACTTCACGCCGCCGGCCACCCGCGACTCCACCACCTCTACGCTGTCATAACTCATCGCACCCCAATCCTCACGTGATGGGTCTTACCGGACCGCAACCTGTCTCCGCGCCTTTGCGCGAGGCTATACCGGAGTAGATAGCGGTTTCCCTCTCCTATCCGAATGCCACCGCGATTTCGTCGTTCACCGTTCCCTGGGCCCTCGATGGCCTGAACTTCCACTGCAACCGGTTCTTGCTATCGTCGAATTCCGGCACCACCGGAATCACGCTTTTCAAGTAGACCCCCACCAAGTGGCCCTGCGTTTCTCCCAACTGGAACATCACGCTGATCGGCGATTGCTGCCGCGCTGCTTGGTATAGTGCCACCGTGTTGGCGTCATCCTGGCTGAAGAGCTCGAATGCCGCCGTCACAGTCCGCTCGCCCGGCGCGATGGCCCTCGGAAGGCTCGACCCGAATTCTCTTGATCGTGTATCCAATCCGTTCTTGAGCACCACTGACCCCGCGGTAATCGTGAAGAACTGCGTTGGCGTTGTCCCCAGCCACGCCTGGCCCAGGTTGCCGGGCACGATCGTATAGTCGAACCCGCCCACCGCCGGCTCTCCTGGAAAACTCTGCAGCTGTCCTGCGCCACCCGTGTTCCCGCCGAAGCTGCTGCTGTCCACTACGTCCTGTGCCTGTCCGCTGAAAAGAAATTCATGGTAATCGCCGTTCAGGTCGATCGCCATCTGGTCCACCGCCCCCCCGCATAACAGTCGCTGCGTCGCTGTGGCCGGGTTCCAGTAATCGAATATCCCTACGCTCGGCAGCTCCGTGGCCGGAGAGTAAGTGATCGCCACTCCGACCGGCGCGCCCGCCGCCGGCGGCACCGTGAACGGCACGTTGAGCTGAACGTTGTTGGCATCCACGATCGCCGCCACAAACCGGATCTCGCCGCCCGAGCTCACTGCCTGGCCCGCCTGTAGCCCGTGCGCCGCCGCAAATCCCAACCTTCCGCTGCCCGTGCTGGCCGCCGCCGTCCCTCCCGCGAAATACGCCGGCGACGCACCCAGCGCCGCCTGGAACAGTGGGCCGTAACTTGGGCCGCTGGCCGATTGCGTCCAGTTCGTCAGGAACGTCCGCAGCTCGAAGCTGGTCTGCCGTCTGCCCCCCGCCGGCAGGCCCGCAAACGTCCGGCTTCCCGTCTTGTCTTTCCGGTCGGTGACTTCCAGTTGTTGCTTGACGGTCAGTTTCACAGCTGGAATCCGGTTCGTCGCTGTGATCGTGGGGACCTGTCCATACGCGCTTTCCAGCGCCGTGTAGAACCGGTTTGCGTTAGAGGAAATATAGGAGGCCATACTAGCTTCTGCTCACTCCAATCTCGAATGTGATCTTTGCCGCCTGCAGAAAGTTCTTCCCGCCGTGCTTCACGGCTCCGAACGCCGCCTGGTATTCGCCGCCATAGAACATGCCGTTGCCCCAGTCGCCGCGGTTTGCGTTCAGCACTTGCATCACCGCGTCCGCGTAAGTCTCCAGCCCGTCTTGTAGTCCGTCCAGCCGGTCCTGCGAATGGCGCACCTCGACCGCCACCTGGACGCTGCCGGAAAATGTCCGGAACTTCTCCACCAGGTTGTTGACGATCTTTTCGCAGTACACATTGATCGCCGGATATTGCATCGTGTTGCTCTGATCGGCGATATCCGGCGCGACATTCTGCGCTCTCACCTGCGCTGTGTTCATCGGGCTGATGGCCATCCCGACAGTCTGCGCCAATGCCGCCAGGCCCGAATCCACGCCGCTCGTGCCGGTGATAAGCTCTATCACCTGCGCCGTAATCAAGCTTCCGATTGTAGTCGTCATCAGCCCCTCAGAATCATGCGCGGTGCCGGCAGCATGGTGCCCGGCTCTTGTCCCGAGCCCGGCGCGCGTCCTCCGCTCGTAATGGCGTTGGGCTGCAGCCATGTCTGCGCCGCTGCGATCGGAGATCCGTTTTGCATCGACAGGGCCGTGGGGTCCAGACCGACGTACACGTTCCAGCCGGCCGCGCACGAGGGTGGCGCGGCCGGTTGCACCAGCAGCGTGCTTTGGGTGGTGGTGATCGTCGTCGGCGCGGATGGCGCGCCCTCCTCGCCTTTGCTGTTAGTCCACGTCATCGTCACATAGTAGGTCCCGTCGGCCAGGTTACCCGCCGCGCTTACCACCGTCGGCTCCGCGGCCCGTGGCACCGGAAACCAGGCGATCCCGATTCCCAGCAGCAGTAGCTTCTCGTACGCCCGGTTGGCCCGTTCCTGGAATTGATCGCGCTTCGCCGCGTAGCGGTCGTTCAATTGGCTCGAGTATGCGTCTCCGTAGACCATCTCCAAAGCGCGGAACGTGTGCCACAGTCTCAGCGCGGGTGTCACCACCACGTTTCGGACCGTAGGCTGCAACGCCGGCCGGAATGCCTGCTCGGCTCTCCTGCGGCCGTCCAGCAGCGTCTCGAGTTCCAGCGCCAGTTCCTCCTGCGCCAGAAACAGCTTCTGCGTCACGTCGATCCCTTCGACGTTCGCCACGTTCGCTAGCTGCGTGTCCTGCGCCGTCAGCTCTTCCATGCCGGAGACCGGACCGTCCGTGAAGAGGGCCATGTCGTTCGCCTACTCTCCGGCGGATTTTGATCCGCTCTTCAGCTTTGTCAGATCGTCCGTCAGCTTCTTCAAATCGTCCGACGACACCATCGTGACCGACACCTTTGCCGCTGCCGCTGCTGCCAGCGCGGCCTTCTGCTCCGCCGCCTGCTTTGCCTGGAACGCCGTGGCCTGGTCGGCCGTCGCCAGCACTGCCGAACCGTCCACCACCAGCTTGGCGGCCACCTCCCGCGTTACCTCCACCGGCATGCCGCTTTTGCCGCCGTTGTCTGTCGCCTGGGTGATCACCACCACATACTGCGCGGGAATTGTCGCTACCGTATCGCGAATCTTCTGGTAATACGTCTTCAAATCCATTCTGTCCTCCCCTGTGTTGCCTGTCTTCCCGGCTCTCCCGCCGGCATCCAGGACGAGGTCCGTCCACCGTGCCTCGCCCCCGGTTGATGCAATTAGTGAACTCTTACCGAGCCGCGACCGTCAGGGACCGTTCTTCACTCCGTCGTCCTCCCGGCGTCCGGGGCGAGACTTGTCCATCGTGCCTCGCCCCGTCGATGCCATCGGTCCGCCCGCTGAACTCTTACCGAGCCGCGACCGTCAGGGACCGTTCTTCACTCCGTCGTCCTCCAGGCGTCCGGGCGAGACTTGTCCATCGTGCCTCGCCCCGTCGATGCCATCGGTCCGCCCGCTGAACTCTTACCGAGCCGCGACCGTCAGGGAGCGGTCTTTACCCGGTCCCTTTACGTGTACACCTGCACCCCTGACGAAGGCCGCAAAATGCCGCAGCCGTACAGAATGTCCACCGTGAACTGCTGCGCCAGCGTGTCCGGCTGATAGCTCATCACTACGCGCATTCCGAAGTTGCCCAGTTCCGCGTACTCCGCGATGGCGCCGGTCCCCGGCAGCGGTTGCGGCAGCCGCCGGATCACCAGGCCGATGGCATCCCTCGCGAACGCCAGATTGTGGGTAGTCGTAACCGGGCTGGAGCCGGTGCTGACGGTATACGGCACGAACTGTGAACGAAACACGAAAAAGTCTTTGACTTTTCCGATGGTCCCCTCCACCAGCGCGTGCAATCCGGCATCGCCCGCGGTCTGAAACTCGCTGAACCGGGGAATCTGTCGCCATGCCGAATACGTCGCCGCGTCCACCACGATGAATTTCTGCGCGCTCGGCGGAAGCTTCGACAGGAACAAAGCCGTTTCCGCCGCGTCGATCACCGGCTCCGTGACCGGCGTGCCCGGCGTACCAACCGGCGTATTCGAAAACCCGGGGTACAGGTTGAGCAGGTCGCTTTCCACCCTCTGCGCGATCGCGGCCACTGCCGGCTGCATGTAGATCTTCAGCAGGTCCGGCACGGCTAGCACCTTAATCACGTCGGGAATCTGAAAAGTCGCTTCCGCGTGCGTGCGGAGCTGGATCGTGGCATTCCCCAGAGTTGGATTCTGCGGCTGCACTGCCCCGCCCTCGAGTATGTTATACGCCGTCATCACCGGCGGAATCGGCACGTTAATCGTGTCGCCGCCGTTCGCCAGTGTCGGCTCGTAGTCGCGATTCACCAGGTTCCCCATCACGAGGTTCCCGACCAGCACCGGCAATGCTTCCGCCGCCACCAGCTTCACAATCGCGCTGGCGACATTAGTTGAGGTAATTGTTCCTAATGATCCCATTCTTTCTCCTTCTTTCTTTGTTCTTGCCGGCCGCTCGACTCGCGTCCGCTCGTCCAGCCGGTACTTCTCTACAGCCCACGAAAGGTCTGTGACGCCACGCGCACGATTTCCTCTCGCACCCGCCGCATCTCTTCGGCGCTCATGCCCGGCCGGATCTGTTGCATGGTTACCGTCTCCCTGCCCGCGCCCGGGGCTTTCAGGGTTGCCGTCATCCCGGTTCCCCCCGCAATTCGAGCCGGCAGAAACTCCGGATTCTCGTTGACGAAGCTCGTGAGATACTCTTTCACCGGAACCTCGCCGCTTTCGCCGTGAGCCACCAGCCGCCCGTCCTCGGTGCGCACGATTCCGTCTTGCACCGCTTTGAACGCCAGGTCGATCTTCGCCACACCTAGCCGTTGCAATTCCGCCCTCACTGCCGAGCTGCGCTCCGCTTCCGCCGCGGTCTTGCGGCTGCGTTGGTTCTCCGCCACCAGTTCGTTCATCCGGCGTTCCAGTTGTTCCCGGCGCCGGCGCTCTTCCACCAGCTCCGCCTTGTAAGCCGGTTCGCTTTTCGCCTTTTCCGTGTTGGCGAACTCCTCCACCGCCTGTCGCACGATCGCTTGAATGTCGATTCCTTCCATAAGCCTCCTCACTGACTCTGCTTGCCAGGTTCCCCTTCGTAACTACAGGGCCGCGATTATCGAGCCGCGACCGTCAGGGAGCGGCTTTCCCTGCACCGTTACTCTGCGCCCCTGTCTCATCTGCGTCCCACCCCGGCAAGACTCGGCATCCACAAACATACGCCGGGTTGTTTCTGTCCTTGTCTTTCTCTGCGCCGGGGTACCCCTGTTAGCGCCCTTTGTAAGCCCTAAAGCACCGCTTACTAAAATGCGCTGCCAGATTCAGCGCCCTACCGGGCCGCGACCGTCGGGGAGCGAATTCTGCCACAAGGTGTTACCGGCCCTCTCTGCGGTGAACACCCCTTCTTAGTTTCCCCCGCTCCTACTCTGCGCTGTCGATCTCCTCCGCCACCCGGTTCTTGATGTCCTGCCCCGCGTCGCTTAGATATTTCAGCGCCAGCCGCTTGAATACTTCTTTCTTCAGCGTCTTCGATTCGATCCCCAGGGCCAGCAGCTTTTGGGCATCGTCCAGTTCGGTGCCCAGATCGTTGATGTCGAATTCGTCCATTCCCGACACGTCGATCGACACCCCGTCCTGCCGCGCCGTCGCGATCGCCAACAGAACTTGTTTCATCGAATCCTTCACCATCCCGCCGTACGCCAGCAGTACCTCCTCCGTGGTCTCGAAGTCCATCTGCTTACTTACTGCCGACTGGCGCGTGCCCGTGCCCGCCTCACCCGACTGGATCATCAGGTAACAAACGCGGTAGATCTCGTCTCGCAAATTCCCCAGGTTATCCGCCGCAATCTGGTAGACCTTGCCTTCCGGCTCTGTCCAGCCGAACCGGTCGTCCTTTCCCAGTTGGATGTAATAAGATTCGCCTACCACTTGTCTCCACTCGCGGTCCGAATACACTACCGGAGAGGCGAACAGCCCCAGCGTGAGCGCCCATGCGAGCGCGTTGGATTTGTTGAAATGTTCCAGTTGGAGCGATGCCGATTTGTTCATCAGCCACAACCCCTCCGAGACCTGCATCTGGAACACCGGTACCCGTCCCGCCGAAGCCAGCCCGTGCCGTCCCTCGTCGATCAACTCGATCGGGCTCGATTCACCGCCCTTCCGGCAGATCGCGTAATTCTCGCGGTCGTAGTATATCCATCGCGTCTCTTGCTCCCACTTTGCGTCCGTCACCTTCGACTGTTGCAGGCACGACGTGCGCAGCACCACCCATTCCAGCCCGCCCACCCGGTCGTGGCTCCAGTTGATAACTTCGTCCGGGCCGTAGTCCGTCAGGTAAGCGCGCGACCGGCCGCTCGCATCTTCCTCCGCCCGCGACCGTACCTCGCCGTTGGCTTTCGGAAAGTCCACCACCGTGTAGCTGCTCCCGCACACCAGCGCCTCGACGAATCTCTGCCGGAAGAACTCGCTCAGGCTGGTGCCCTTCAGATCGCAGTCGTCCGACAGCACGCTATAGAAGTCCTTCGCCGCCGCGTCGCCGTCTCCGAACAGCAGCGCCGGTTCGCACCGCATCAGTGTCGCCGCGTACCAGTCGATGATCGATCCGATGTAGTTCTCGTAGAAGACCCGCCCCAGCCGCTCCATGTAAATCTCGCCCGGCTCTTTGTGTCGCCGCGCCAGGTATTCCGAGGCGTGCGTGCGTAACTGCTCGCCGCCTGCGTACAGGTCTTTGTACTGCCTCCAGATTGCCTTGCGCGCGGCGTATTCGGGATGTTCCCGGTTGATGTTTTCCATGGTTAGCTCAATATTCTCCGCTGCTGCTCTCCCACCGGCGGCAGTGGCCGGCATTCCTGCCACAGCAAGTACCCGAGAGCGTCCGATAGGTGCGTTCTCCTGCGGTCCCGGTCCTTGTCGATCTGTCCGGTGTCGCCTTTGTAACAAACCTGCTCGAAGTCCTGGATGAGTTCCGTGCATTTCCTGTCTACCAGCAGACCGATATCGCCTGCCGCCGACCGTAACTTCGCGTTAGTTAGGTTAATCCGCTCCCGCACGCTGGGGTTTGCTTTCGGTACCCGGTAAGTCACTTTCACCGTGGAGTATGCTTCCAGGTGCTCTTTGACCATGTCGTAGTCCGACGACCCCGAGGTCTGTTGTGCATTCCCCGATGCGTCCCCGAACACCACTACCCCCGGGTCGTGCTTCGCGAATCGCGCCAGAAATTCCTCGCACGCCCGCCTCGTCGTGCCGTGTCGGATCACAATCTCATCCAGCACCATCACCCGTCCGCCGCAGATCTGGGCGATGACCGAGCTCATCGGATCCACGTTGAAATCCAGCGCCCACAAAACCGGCCGCCGCGGGTCGGCCGTGATATCGGTCACATGTTGCTTCTGCTCGAACGAACTGTAGACCCGGCTGCCATCCAGGTTGAGATAGACCCCCCGTACTTCCTGTTCGTAAAACTTCTCGTCGTAGCTCTCCCGCAACCTCTCGTAGAAGTCTGGATCCCGCCCCAGCAGGTGCCGGTTCTCGTTCGGCTTTGCGTAAATTGTCTGGTACGTCTTCGTTGGCCTGGCGACGAACTTGCGATAGACCCAGTCGTAGCCCTTGGGAGTCCATGCCGCAAACCCGCAAAGCCGTTGCGCCTTGGGGTCGCGTAGCCGGCCCTCCAGGCGCAGCCAGGCCTCTTCCTGCGTGTAGGTCAGCTCGTCCAGCCCGAACCACGCCAGGTTGGTCCCCCGCAGCCGCTCGAAATCGTCCACCGGGCGAAACAAAATCCGCGACCCGGTGTCGCGCATCACCAGCGCGTTTTCCGCTTTGTTGTGTTCGTATGGAAGCCCGTTGGCCCCCAGTATCTCGAATAGTGTGGCCTGGGTCGCGTCCCGCAACATCGGATAAGTCGGGGCGCCCAGTAATCCCGTTCGCCCGGGATTCAGATAAGTCAGCCGAATCGTCTCTTGACACAGCGCCTGGCTCTTGCCGCTGCCGATCGGCCCCGAATACCCTTTGTATCTCGCCGGACAATCGTGAAAGGCCTTTTGCGACTCCAGCGGATCGTAGATTATTTCTCGGAGTCTGACGTCGTCTTCGGGCCCACCCATGTAACTTTGATCTCCTTGGGCTCGTCCTCCAGCCCGATCTCCCGTTCGAGCTGCAGCAACTTGACGTACTCCGCCACCGTCGGTTCGTAGTCTTTTTTCTTGATCTTGCCTTCAAACTGCTTAATGGTCTGTTCCAGCAATTCATGAATCCGAATCTTGTCTTTCACCTCTCCCCAGCGCTGGCATTCCCTGCATGTCTTGGGAGCCTTCTCTTGCAACCGCACCTTCTTGGTCATGCGTGCTCCTCAAAATGAAAACGGCTCCGCGTTTCCACGGAGCCGCGCAACCTGTGCCCTGAGTTGAGACTAGCACCCACCCCCTCGAATCCCGCGCCGACGGGTTCTCTAAGTGCCTGAAAGGAAGGAAAATATAGTTGCTATTGATTTGCGAACAGGATTTTGCTCCCGGACCGCGTCACTGGAACCAGCCTCTTTTCCAGCCGGATTTGCGATCCGCCAGGCCTGCCGCCGCAGCCACCGGCGCGAGGGTTACCGGATGGCCGGAGCGTGATCCGGCTGCGTTCCAACCGCTTCCTGGGGAGGCGCGATTTCCACTTTCCACCTTTTCATCCACACGAAAAGCGTCAGCAGGCCCCATAAGTGGTATCCCGCATTGACGCGCCTTTCCATGTGGTCCCGTATCAGGGATTGGATCGCGCCCGTATCGAAGATTCCCGTGGCCTCGATCGCTTCTGGACTCAGGACGTCCATCAGCAGCTCCCGCAGCGGCCCTCGGAACCAGCCGTGGGTCGGAATGTCGAATCCGGTTTTCGCGCGGTGCAGCACCGTCTCCGGCAGTTTCCCCCGCATCAGTTCCTTGAGCAGGACCTTCTGCCGGAACCCGCGGATTTTCATCCTCGCCGGCAGTCCGGCGGCGAACTCCACGATCCGGTGATCCAGAAATGGCGGACGGACCTCCAGCGAGTGCGCCATGCTCATGCGGTCCGTTTTGTACAGAATATCGTCCGGAAGGTAGTAGCTCTGGTCCACGCGCAGATACCGTTCCACCACCCCGCTGGCCGGCAGTCCCAGACGGTCCACCAGCATTCGCAAACCGCCGTTGCCGGCCCCGGGACGGATCTGCTGGCGCTGTTCCGCGGAAAATGTGCCGTTCCAGAAAAAGTGGGCCTCGTCGGGATCGAACCCGCTTCCTTCCAGCCATCGTTTCAGCTTGTACTCCAGGCTGATCTTCTCATCCGACACCGGCATGTACCGGTCCAGTGTTCCCCGCATCCATCGGCGCAAACCGCGCGGAACCAGCCGGAACGGTCGCACCAGCTTATCGGCGAGGTAAGTGACATACCCCCCGAATAACTCGTCCGCGCCTTCTCCCGACAGTGCTACCGTCACTTCGCGGCGCGTCATGCGCGACAGGAACCACAACGGCAGTGCGCCTGCATCCGCGCTCGGCTCATCCGAATAGTAGGCGAAGTCCTCGATCGCGCTTCGCAGTTGCACCTCCGGGTTCAAGTCGAACTCATAATGCTCGGTGCCGTAGACGCGCGCGATTTCCCGGAAATACGGACTCTCATCGAAGCTGCGGCCCGCAAACGAAACCGAGAATGTCTTCAGCCGGCCCGCATTCTGCGCGGCCGCATAGTGCAGGATCGTGGAAGAGTCCAACCCGCCCGAAGCCCACACCCCCAGCGGAACATCCGCCACCAGGTGCTCGCGCACCGCGTCGCGGAGCAACCAGTCCAGCTCTTCCTTCGCCGCATCGAGGGTTAGGTCGCTTCTCTCCCGCTCCGCCGGTTTCCACCATCGTTCCAGCCGCACTCTCCCCTGTCGCCATTCCAGCCAATGGCCGGGTGGCACTTTCCTGATGCCCTCGATCAGCGTGTGGGGCCCAGGTACGTAATTGACCGAGAGATAGTTATCCAGTGCTTCCAGGTCGAGCCTCCTGGGAATGTCCGGGTGCTCGAAAATGGCCTTTAGCTCGGAGCCGAAATAGACCTCGTCGCCGCCGCGGTAATAATACAGCGGCTTGATGCCCATCCGGTCTCGTACCAGCACCAGCCGCCGGCGCGACTCTGTCCACAGTGCCGCCGCGAACATCCCCCGCATGCGCTGGAAGCACGCCATGTCCCACTGCAGATACGCCCGCAGTACCGTCTCGGTGTCGCAATGGGAACGGAAGTGGTGGCCTAACCCCTCCAGCTCGGCGCGGATTTCGCGGTGATTGTAAATCTCCCCGTTGAACGCAATCGCCGTGTCCCCATCGTCGCTCACGATGGGTTGATCCCCTCCCCCCAGGTCGATGATCTTCAACCGCACCGCGCACAAGGTCGCCACGCTGCCTTCGAAGATCCCCTGTTGGTCCGGTCCGCGATGCCGCAGCGTTTCTGTGATCCCCCGGGCAACGCCCTTCTCCACCGTCTTACTGAGTCGTGTAAACCCTGCGATGCCACACAT